TGCACTTTACAATAGTGTTACTATAGAATACCATCATTAGATGATAAAACCCCCAAGGGGATCTCGCATAGTTGTAATGCTATACGAGTTGTCTATGCTCTTACGAGCAACTGTGCGCCAAACGGCACACAGCTAGTGGTATTTTAAAATAAAACCAAAGGCCCTCCACATGGGCTAAATTGAATCCAGATAGGCAACGTTGTAGACGCGTTGTCTGATTCACTCAGTGCTATTTCCCGATCTCTATATAAATATATTGATATTAGGTTACAAATGAGTTAAACTCTCTACTTTTTAGTAGGAGAAGAAGTCGCAATGTACTTGCGAATGAGACTCTGATCAATCTCTTGTTCTTTTTGTTTTTCCTCTTTCTTCACGGCAGCTGTGGTGAAAAAGAGGGGGGACGGTGCCAGGGGAAACCCAAACATCCAATCGTCGGCTGTAGACCGACCTAGGGTCATGGGTATCCATGGCGTTCCGACCAGGTTTACGAAGAGGGTAACTTCATTAGCCCCCTCCGCATCTTCTGGGTACTCCGACGTGTAAATTGATCGCGCGTACGAAGTTGACATCCAGGGTGTTTCCCACGATAACATGGGGTTCAAGCTGTTGTCCGAAAGAGCTGCTAGTGTTGTAGGTCCCTCCTCACTGGGATACGACTCAAATACGGCTGTTGTAAAACATGCCCGTACTTTAGACGGATCACCAGTTGCTGGAGGTGGCGTAAACGCCATATACCTCAACCCCCCACGATAATATCGAAAGATAAACGCCAAATGCGTTAAGGTATCAGTCGAAGTTGCGAAAAACTCTAGATTGTTCACTAGAGTGTCCGACAACACGTTGGGGGCGGGTAACACTATGGTATTAATACGGTGAGTAAGTTCCTCAATCGACGTATAATGTTCCGGAGCAACAAGCCCAGCCTCCATAGTTGCGAGGGCTGGAGCTAATGGTGGGAATGACTTATTGTACGCCATCCTCACCGATTGCTTTTCCGGCATGGGCGTGGCGCCAGCAGGCTTACGTGTACTAAAATCTGAAAAGTTAATATACGTGAGATCCTCTGCACCTGCCGCCCATATGTTGCAGTATATCACCGCATTGCCGGTTGTCGTGGGTTGCTGGACTCCATTGATCATAGATACCGACAACCACGACGTTGCTTGATTCGTGGGAATCGTGTACGTCGTGTCACCAACGCCATAGTAGCCAGGCACGTCTGAATAAACGTGTGGGCTCAAATACGGCACTGTGAACTCGAAGTCAGTATCCCCGCGAATGTCCACAACCGCTGAAACCAAATCGCCAGCATATTCCTCTAAACTTGCAGGTAAATCCTGCGAAGGAAAGTGCGAAATTCGGATTCTTGCGGTCACGAACGCTGAGGTGATGAATTGAAATTTGAACTTCATTCCACCTCGATAGGACTTGAACATCTGGCTGAGAAATCCAGCCATAGTTGGTAAGTACGCTTTCGGTGCCGTGACCTCCTTAAAAGCAAGGCCAGGCGACACGGGAAAGAGTAACAAGGGTGTGTCCGTTGGCGTTCCATCCGCCAGCGTAAACGACCCTATGAGAGATGGCATCCCGACCATGTCTCTGATGAGGTTTTTCTTAAAACCACAAATATCCGTGTCCGCGATTTTCGCGTCTGGGTGCAGAGCTAGCTTCGTAGCATAACTCAGTCCATGCCCATAGTTTATATCCCTAAAAGGGTCATTAACTGTGGGCTGGGTTGCCTGAACAGACGCTGGTTTACTCAGCCCAACTGAGGATGCAAACTGACTTAAACTGCCAGCAGCACCCAGAATGGGTGAAAACTCCGCGAACGGGGTCGAGGCCACCAGTGGGGCGAAGGAACTTAATGCATCCAACGCGCCAGAGATAATCCCCAACGTTGACTTTTTCTGCGATTCCTTCGCAACAGGGTCTACTGTTCCGCTCTGTTTCTTAACAGTCTCTCTGATCATTTGCTTGATTCGCGACGCTGAGGGTACGGTATAACCGTATCCCATTACCTCAGGGTTCTTGAATGATGCAAAGATTGAGACTTCAATAGCGGACGGGGGCTCATCTTGACCAGCAAGTGTCAGTTGATTTAGAACATCAACCCACATGGTGCCAATTTGCCCATCGCCATCGTTATGCGCTTCATCCATCATGGTTGGCGCTAAACGGGGTATATCGAACGTGATGTTATTCACGGACGACGCACTAATCACCATCGCGTTATTAAAACTACGCGATGCGATATGTGACGCACAATTTTGGGCTGTTGTTCCAGCCGTGCTAGTGCGCGGTAGCCACGAGATCATAAGCGCCCCAATATGAAAAGGGGTTGTATTTAGCCTGACCTCAATTGACACGTCCGATCTTATCCATCGGAACTGTGCCAACTTGTCCTGTATGTTCGGGATCGCAAAGAGAGCTTTTGGAAAGCTCACCGTCCCAAGGTTAATCCCGAAGAGATCACCCGGCGCCCAGGTAAAGCGCTCGACCAGGTACTTTCGAGACAATACTTTCTCGAGGTCCTGCTTCTCGTAAGGATTTGATAGACGAGGCACTATCGACAGAGGGTTCGGAACCTTGTCTACGATTTCGGGAGCCACCTCCGCGAAAGTCGTCAACTGAGTAGTTGTACGGGTGGTATCTGCCACCTCATAATTTGATACATCTGAATTAGTTTTAATCGATACTCTTAGTTCTTTTAGGTACACAACTGAGTGAAGTTATGCCCTAGCACGCTATTTTTAGGTCCGGTACCTGCGATTCGCAGGCCGGTCCAGGGTAGCAGCAATGCTGTAGTCGTGTGAGCGGCACACTACTCCAGCAAGATCACGCTCTCCCGGGTTTTTGGTGGTTTTCGCCTGTCCACCAACAGTGGGTAGTTTAACGAGTTGCCCAGCTCATGCTCTTTTATGCGAGCACTTGGATGGTCCGAACCACTGCCTCAAAGGTCAGTGGTTCAAACTTGACATCCTTTTCCCTGCACATTTTTTCCAACGTGCCGTGGAGCATATCATAAAACTCCCTCCCATGGTGCACAGCTTCTTGTAACGCTGACGACACTGTGGAAGAGCATATTTGACTTGCTCGTCCTGGATCCGTGACCCAGTGTAGCATATCCCATATCACCTCTTTTTCCAAAGGTGCCCATATCCAACCGTCTCTCTTAACGAAACCTCTTTTCAAGAGCGTTACGTCCTTAGCTTCGGCAAATTGGTCGGGTGCTGTAATCTTATCCGTACCAGTGTAGGTAATCCCGAATAGACGTTTTTGGTATTTCGCGAATTTACGAGGTGTAAACTTGGCAAATCTCTTTGATTGAGAAATGAGCAAGTCGTCACCATAGAATGCAAATTCGAAATTTTTCCTAATCGTCATCATCGGGTGCTCCCCACCCCAATCGATCCCTTTCTTCAAGGACCACGCCAAAACTGACGCTTTTGCTGTTCTTCGTCCTCCTTCTGAGTTAAAATCAGAGGTCATTCCACCTCCAGAACTATATTCCTTTTGAGTCTCGTACGCCCGGTTCTCACACACTTTCACATTGTGCATGTTTCCCATAGCTACGCCTCTCACGAAATCCGACTTTCCTTGTCGGTCCAAGCCTTCAAAAAGCTTGTCTGGATCTATTATTTCTTTATCGGCGATCCAATCACCGATCTGAGTCGAATTCACGCTATGTACAGCGTGCTGTCCACTCACATCCCAAGACCTAGCGTCCAAGACCGTGTATAAATTGTGTGCACCAATACGGCGCCACAACTCACCCCAGCCTGCGCTATGTGGGTTTATACCAACAGTTGACTCTTCAGTGCATTCTCCTTTCAGAAGAACACTCAAATGAGCCAAAACCATCCGGTTCAACACCACATGTTCCATGGGTCCTGCTCGAAAAACTCGAGTCTTTAAATCGAATATCGCTTTCAGCGAAGCTCTCTCTACTTTCAAAGTATCTGTGAAGATCGGCAAATAATGCCCTTTCACACGCAATACCTTTATCGCCATATCTAGCGAATTGTTCAAGAGTGCATGCCAAACTTTTCTTTCCGTTCGTTCCCCGTTTTTCTTAATTCCTAAAATTTTCCTTTTATCATCCGTTTCGGGGTTTCTCATATATATAAATCCTGGTGATGTACTCAAGGCTATTGGTTCCACCTGCAATCCAGGTAAACCAAACACCGCCTGTTCGCGGCTCAATAGCCTATACTCACCATGGTATCTTGGTAAATCATCCAAAGTTAAAGTTGACAGTAACAATTTAATAGACACCAAGTGAGCTGGTTTGCTCATCCTCGCCATCCCTTTATCCAAAGGCGATCCCCGTGGTCCAAAGACTATTCCTTCTGCCATTTCTGGCTCCAGAACACCTTTCCTAACCCACATATCAAAGACCTCCTTCGGGTCTGCTGGTCTCACCAATGTCGGAAGTGTCGTAGAATACGACCCTTTCGATCTCAGTAGCCCGGCTATTGGGGACGGTGATATCGGGT